CGCGCCGTCGCCAAGCCCGGCGACATCGTCAAAGTGAAGGTGCTCGAGATCGACATTCCGCGCAAACGCATCGCGCTGACGATGCGGCTCGACGACGCCGCCGAACCGCGGCCGAAGGCTGTGGAGCGCGTCACGCGCGGCCAGGAACGGTTCCTCCGCCAGCCTGAGCCCAAGAGCGAAGGCGCGCTCGCCGAAGCGCTGCGACGCGCCGCGGAGCGGCGGGAATAGGGAGATCGGCTGCGCTCCATTCGGCGCCGCTTTGCCCTCCGCCGCCAGCCGCCGGCGCGCCGTGTTGCCGCTCATCAGCGCGTCGAAATTGTCTTGGAACGGACGGATATGGTCGACCGTCCATTCCTTCGGCAGCGTGGCGAAAGCGTCAGGCGTCGAGCCGGCGCGACAATCGTCGAGCGTCGCCACCTCGCGCCTGAGCGCGATGTTGACGGTCAGCGCGATCTGCTCGACCGGCGAGAAGCCGTAGAGCTTGTGGGCGCGGACGTTGCGCGGCAGGTAGAGGAATTGGTCGTGGGTCGGACGGTTTGGACGAGCGACGGCGAGGCTTCAGGCGATCGCGGAATTGTCATTCCTTATGATAGGCAGCAGCGGCGCGTCGGACCACGGCACGTTGTGTTCCGCGAAAATACCCGTCAGCTCTTGAATGAACGCGGGGTTGACGGCCCGATTGCATGGGCCTGTCTTGGGGAAATACTTGTCGAGTAAGTCGATAAGTCTTTCCGTTGGACACAGATCGCCGCCATGCCACAACGCCATCCCGTCTCCCTGGCCGTAAGGTGCGAACGTTCGCAACACATGAAAGAACCCTTCGTGATCATTGCGATATCTTGGCGTGTGAACGTCTATCAGGCCGCTGACGATGCACCGATACATCATGTCGACAGCGAGCTGCCACCGCTGCGGGGTGCGATCCGGAATGTCGTCAATGCGGCCACCCAAGAAAAAGGCGGGTGATATGTCGTCTCGGGCGAGGCGTTGCAACCCAAATTGCAACCAGCTCTCGACAGTGTTTGGCTGCGGCATTTCGGGCCTCACTTGCGAGGGAATTTGAGCTTGAGCGGATCACCGCCGTTTAGGGCATTGATCGTCGCTTCGTTTATGTCAACGCTTGCCGTGCTGTCGAGCGTTAGGCGACTTGCCTGCCCGGCAGGGCGAAACGTTATGAATGCGCCGTCGGGCATGGCCGCCACGAACGAGCCAGTCGGGAGATTCCCGCCCGTGCGCACCGAGGTCGGAGTCTGTCCATTGTAGATCTTTGAGACATAGCTCAGTGCGGCGGCGTTTGGATCGTCGGATGCTGGCATAGTGCGAGTCGATTCCGATCCGCCCTCGCTTTCGCCGGGCAACACTCCATTTGGCGCGACAGCTTCAGCGACGGTGCCCCGCGGCGACAATCGTCGCGCCCCTCGCGTCGCTTTTCGTCTTCGCATCGTCGTTGGCCGCGACCTGGACGCCCTTCGGCGCCTTTGGGCCGCCCGCGCTCGGCTCGACCGCATCGTCCGCCGTCGCGAACCGCCCGCGCTCGTCGTGGTATTGGTTGTACTTGCCGAACCCCGGCGCGGCTTTCGCGGCGGCCGCCAGCCCCAAATCCGCGCGCGCCTCGGCGATCGTCTTGATGCCGGCGCCGACGAGGATGTTGAGCGTTTGCGCTTGTTGCAGCGGGTCGACGGCGTCGTCGCCCACCCAGGCGAATTCGAGATCGGGCTCGCCGAGGCAGACCTGGATCACATGGTCGAGCGCGCTCTTGATCCACGCCTTGAGCGGCGCGAGCCCTTCCTGCGTCGCCTGCAGGCGCAGCGTCTCGGAGGTGGCGCGATTGACCTGGCTGACAAAGGCGGAGGCAGGGACCGAGAACGCGTAGCAGATCACCCGCGCCAGCCACTCGTCGCCATCTTCCTTGGCGGTCAGAGGCTCATCGCGGTTGCCTAACTGCCGGGCTTCAGCTCGCGGGGAACGATGTCTGGAAATTGTTTATGCAATGAGGTCGAAATATCGATGAGTTCGGCCATGGCCCCCCCAATATGAACGACCAAGGTGTCGTATTCTTGTGAGCTGAAATTATTCTTCATGTAATGGGCAACTCCGTCTAGAGCGCCGCGAACGCCGATGAGCATTCCGTCGACTCTGATCGCTGCATTCCTATCCATTGCGACCTCCGAAATGCCTGACTTGGCGCGCCTAGCGAAAATGCTTGTCCCATTCGGGGAAGCCGGAATTTCCACCAGACTCGCAGGCTAACATGCGTCGCTGGAACTGAATTCCAAAATCGTTGGTCGGGAGTGCAATTTTGCTGCAGATCGCGATGCATTGCGCTCGGTTCAGCTGGGCGGTGGTTACCGCCGATCTTCGATCTCTGTCTCTGTGGCTCAACGCGGCAATGGCGGCGTCTCTCGTGCTCGCCGCTGCGCTTCTTTCGTCGTTGGCGGCGATCTGCACGTCCTGCGGCGGTTTCGCGCCACCCACAGCTGGTTCGAAAGCATCGCCTGCGGTCGTGAATCGTCCATCCTCGTCGTGATATGGATTGAACTTTCCGAGCGCCGACGCGGCCTTCGCCTCCGCCGCCAGCCCCAAATCCGCGCGCGCCTCGGCGATCGTCTTGATGCCCGCGGCGACGAGAATGTTCAGCGTCTGTGCCTGTTGCAGCGGGTCTACGCCGTCGTCGCCGACCCAGGCGAATTCGAGATCGGTCTCGCCGAGGCAAACCTGGATGACGTGATCGAGCGCGCTCTTGATCCAAGCCTTGAGCGGCGCGAGCCCTTCCTGCGTCGCCTGCAGCCGCAGCGTCTCGGAGGTGGCGCGATTGACTTGGCTGACGAAAGCGGAGGCGGGGACCGAGAAGGCGTAGCAGATCACGCGAGCGAGCCACTCGTCGTACTGGTCTTTCAGCGGCGGCTGGCGCGCTTCGATCAGGCGGAAGTCGGCGGGCATGAACTTGGTCATGCGCCGGCGCGCCGTGTTGCCGCTCATCAGCGCGTCGAAATAGTCCTGGAACTGGCGGATCTGGTCGACCGTCCATTCTTTCGGCAGGGTGGCGAAGGCGTCCGGCGTCGAGCCGGCGCGGTAATAGTCGAGCGTCGCCGCCTCGCGCCTGAGCGCGATGTTGACGGTCAGCGCGATCTGCTCGACCGGCGAGAAGCCATAGAGCTTGTGAGCCCGCACGTTGCGCGGCAGGTAGAGCAGCTCGTCGGAGGAGAAGTCCGCGGCCGGCACGCCGTGCAAGATCTGCTGATAGGCTGGGTCCGGCGGGTCGGGCGAGCGGCCGTCCTCGCCGATCAGCGGCGTGATCGTCGCGCCGTCGATGACGTCGAGGCTGTAGAGCGCGCCGTCGCGCGTAAAGCGCGGATAGAGCGTCGCCGCGTCGGTGACCAACATGTCCTCGAGCAGCATGCGCAGCCAGGCCGAGAACGCATGGCGCCGGTCGGGCCGCGCGAGGAAGGCGACGGCGGCCTTTGCCCGCTCAGCGGCGTCGCCGGCGTTGGCGGAATCGCGCGCGCGCACCGAATAGCTCAGCGCCGCGACCTGGTCCTTGCGCGTCTCGATCACCGCGCGCAGCAGCGGCAGCGCGTCGGCGAGCGCCCGCAACTCGGCGAAGGAAATGCCGGCAGTCGCTCGCGGCACATAGGAGAGGTTGACGCCGAACGGATAGTCGAACTGCCGCCCCTTGACCTCCGGCGGCGCTTGCGGCGCGAGCGGCTGCTGCGGCCCGAACCACGCATCGGGCGCGACGCCGCTGATCGCATAGCGCGCCGCGACGGCGAGCCGCGCGATCAGGCTCGGCGGCAACGGCGTCTGACGGCCTTCGTCGGGCATGGGCGGGGTGTCCTTAGGGATGGGGCGGCCGTGGGCGGTCGGCGGTGCGCGAGACGCATCGAGCGCGCGCACCGCGCGATGGCGGCGGCTGAACGCCGGCTGCTCAGGGAAGGAATAAATTGTCAGGGAGAAGCCCGAGGGCGATCTCGCCGGCGGCGCGCTCGCGCAGGCGCTGTCTGCGCGGCGTCGGCGGTCAGGCGCCTACCGAAGGCGCGATGGCCTTCGCGTCGTTTGATTCTGGGCGATGGCGGCCAGGAGGTCGGCCTTGTTGACACGGCGGCCGTCGAACAAGATTGCGCGATAGTCCTCGGGTATAGCTTGCACGAGCTTTGGCGGCGCCTCGCGCCCCGCCTTCGCAAGAAAGTAGCAGTAAAGAAACATTGTCTCCTTCGCCAACCCGGGAAAACTGTCCATCTCCTCGCTCCAGGGTGCCGAGCGAAGCGCCTCGATGGCGGCGCTCTGTTCACCCTTCAGCCAATAGATCTCGCTGCGGAGATAGGACAGCCCGCAACGGCACTGGAATCTTCCTGCCGTAGCGTCAAGGCGATGCAGAGCGTCAGCCAACCGATGAAGCCCAATTTCAGCTCTGACGCTCCACGTGGCATGGGAGGACTGCTCTTCGGGGGCGTCGCCGGGCGGATGCGCCGCGAGGTACGCTTGGCAATTGGCCCAATCGCCCGTGCTCGCGTAAGCGATCATCCGATCAATGAGGCTCACTTTGACCTCCTCACCGGGTTTCCGCCGCATCGTTCGCTGACGAAGCCCCTGGCGCAATTGTCGATGTCCGAGTACCCGCCAGTCTGTCCCCGTGGAGGATTCGGCGCCGTCAGCAATGCTGAGCATATTTCGCGCGCTCTTGCCCATTCTTGTTCGCATCCGTCGGGAAGAACAAGCGCAATCTGTTGCGCCGCCGATGGCGATTTGGCTCGGTCCGCCACCGGCGCTTCAAGGGGCCCGATGGCGTCTCGCGTCCATTGTCCACCGTTCAGGCTGCCTGCCGGCACACGCGACTGGTCAGGGCTGTACTTCGCCGCCGGCGCGCCGCCGCTGGCCGTCTCGTTCGTCAGCTCCTCAACGATGACGTCAGGCGTGACGCCCGCGTCCATCAGAGCGTCGGCGAGGAGCAGCCGCCGCGCCCCTTCCAACGGATCGCCGAGCTTCGCCAGGCGGCTCAACGCGAGGTGGGTCAGCGCCACCACACGATCGCCGTCGCGCCAGGTCTCGACCGCGCGCCGGACGTGCGTGAGGCGCGAAGCCTCGATCGGCCCGCCGTGCGCGCTGGTCGGCAACGCGGCGAGGCGCGGCTCGTCGGGCGGCGCGCCGAGCGTGGCTACGCCGTCCCGGCGCCGAGCGTTAGATAGCCGTCGATGAACGTCATCTCGGCGGCGAAGGGATGCGCCGCCAGATGGTCGTCGCAGCGCCGGACCAGCTCTTCGCTTCGCATCATTGCCTCTTCCCTCACGGCAGCACGAGCCGCACCGCGACGACGGCGATCGCGTCGCCGTCGAGGTCGCCGGGGTCGCGCACCGGGACGCCGCTGATCTTGCAGTCGTGCGCCGCGCCGCTGAGCGTCTGGCGGCCGAGCGCCAGGTCGGCGCCGGTAGGCGTCAGCGCGGCGTCCAGCGCGTCGAGCGCGGCGTTGATCGCGCTTGCGCCCGGCGTCGCCGGATCGCGCGCGTCGAAATAGAGGAACAGCTTCGCTTCCAGCGTGCGCTTCGGCGCCGCCGGCGTCGGCCATTGATAAGTCTCGGCGCCGCTTTCAAGCTGGTACAGGGCCGGGCGCAGCGCGGCTGGCACTTCGCTCCACAGTCTCAGCCGCCGCGACGCGACGCCCCACGGAAAGGCGGCCGAGACGGCGGCGAACAAAGCGGAGAAGGCGGCTTCGCGGCTCATACGCGCTCCCAACTCTCTTGTGGCGTCGCGGCGAGCGCGGCGACGATCGCGTCGCTCTGCTCTTCAAGCGTCGCGCGCAAATACGAGCGTCCGGGAATCGTCGAGCCCGGATGTTCGACTCGCGTCGCGAACCGCATCGCGCCGCCGGCGGCGAAGGCGAGCGCCTTCGCCTTGTCGGGCAGGATTTCGTGCGCGCTGGTCTTGCCGCCGTATTCCTGGATCGCCGCGTATTTGAGATCGCCGAGTGAGCCGACCGTCGCGACGATTGTGTCGCCGTCCGCCGCGACCTCGGCGGCGATCGAGTCGCGCAAGGCGCCCGAGCGCGCGGCGAGAATCTGGCCCGAGAGCTTGTCGAGCTTGACCGCCTCGGTGAGCGCCAGCGCCAGCGTCTCCGCCTTGGCGGCGAGCGCGTCGCCGAGCGCGCCGGCGAAGGCGTCGAGCCGCGCGTTCAGCGTGTCGTCGTCGACGAGAGCGAAGAACGGCATGGGACGCCTCCGACGCAGCCGCGGCGATCGCCGATCGCGACAGGATAGCGACAGCTGCGGCTATCCTCCCCACCTCCCTCATCCTGAGCCGCCGACGAGAACCGGCGAGTCGAAGGATGCCCCGAGGATTCGTGTTAACGCGGCTTCTGGAGCGTCGTTCGAGGCCGCTGCACGGCGCTTCACGACGAGGGCGGAGGGAAGGCGCCAGGGAAGCGCCGCCTGCTCTAGAAGAGCCGCGGGTCGAGCGTGAACGGCTCGCTGGCGATGATCTTGATCGTCGCTGCGTTCGCGTGCTCGTGGTTGATCAGGACGTTCACATCGGGCGAGCGCGGCACGGGGACGATCGCCGAGGGGACTCGCAAGAGCGGCGTCGAAAGCGATCGGCGCCAGGCGTCGCCTCGCCGCTGCGTCGCGCTCTCTTGGCGTCTCCAGTCGGCTGGCAATTCATCGCGTTCGACCGTCGCGGCCCCAACCGCGTCGGGCGCTTCGTAGGTCACCATCACGAGGTCGGGCGTCAGCGTCGGGTCCTCGATGTGGACGAGTTTTTCTAGGACGCACAACGCCGGCGAGGTCGCGCAATAGGTGATGGGATGGCCCGCGACGTTCCACCGTCCGTCGTAGCGCAAACCATAGCCGCCATCGAAAGCGGCGGCGTGGCGTGTCCCCGACAGACGCCACAGCAGCATCAGGCGGCGGCGCCCCAGGCGATCTTGCCGAGAATAGTCTCGACCACTCGAGCTCCCGTTTCGGTCTGGGCGACCGTGAGCGGCGCCTCGCCGCCGATCGCGGCGAGCGGCCGTCGCAGCCAGCGATGCGCCTTTTCTTTGTCGTCAAATGAGTCTTCGGCGAGCGTCTGGATACGCAGCAGACGCACTGCGCGGTCGGACTCCTCGACAGTCAGCGGCTGGTTTTTCGCCGCTCGATGACGACGCGTGCGCTGCGGAATGATGAAGGTCTCGATCTCGCGTTCACTCAGACCCGCCTCGGCCAGCCCGGCGAGCGCCGAAAGCGGCAGACGGTTGCGCACCGCCAAAGCCAGATCGGCCTGCGACCGGACATTGGCGCCCAGCACGCTCCGCCCGCCCAGCTTGCGGGCGACCTCTTCAATAAGGGCCATCGGCTTGGCGCCCTCCTCAAGCGGTTCGGCAATGTGCCGCATATATGTGCGGCATATTGCCGGAAGGCAAGGGCTAACCTCGCCTTTGGGCCGAAGATCGCTCGAGTCTCACCCCGCCACCCGCCGGTACGGCTGGATCAGCGCCAGCACCGGCGCCGAAATCGGCGCGGCGTCGAAGGCGATCGTCTCCTGGCCGCCGAGCGACTTGGAGCGCACGCCGATATGCTCGGCGGCGCGGAAGCGTTCGGCGGCGAGCTCGAGCGCCGCCTGCGCCAGGTCCTGCGGCACATAGCCGTAGCTCAGCGAGATGGATGCGCCCGCGTCGGCCGCCGCGAAACTGTAGACGCCGTCGCTGACGGAATATTGCCCCGCCGCCGGCGCCGCTGCGACCGCCGCCAGCGGCGCGCGACGATCAGCGTAAGTCACGCCGAGGTCGCTCGCCCACGGTCCGTAAGGCGCGAGCGCGGCGAGGGCGAATGGCGCTGCGGCGGCGATGGTCTGCGTCTCGCCGATCACCGCGTAGCCCGCCTGGTAATCGACGACGACATTGGCGCGGCGATGCGAAAGCGCGACGCCGAACAGGTCGAGCGCCTGCGGCGCGCCGGGCGGCGCGAGATCGCCGGGCCGCAGCACGTAGCCGAACGCCGCGCCGATTCCGCCGGCGGCGATCTGCGGAACCGCCATGCCGTTCCAGGTCACGCTGTAGACTTGCAACACCGGCCAGTGGCGCCGCGTCAGCGTTCGGCGATCGCCATCGCACAGCTCCGTGTAGTCCTGCGGCAAGAGTCCGGGGCGCGACAACGCCGCAAGAACCGCGCGGCTCGCCGCCGTGACGAGCGCGGCGAGCGTTGGGTCGCTCGCCGCAGCCGCGGCGGGCAAGCCGAGCCACGCCTTCAGCGCGGCGAGGTTGGTCAGGTCGTAGGGGCTCATGGGCAGGGCGCCGATGTCGGAGGACGGGAGCGCAATCACGCGGGGGAGGGCGCGATGGCGCCGCGATTGCGGCGCCCGCCCTCCGGTCTCGGTCAGCCGTTGCCGATGTTGGTCAGGATGCCGACGCTGAACGGCGCGTAGACCGCCAGGGTTTCCTCGGCGTAGACGCCGAACTCGCGTCGCCGCGTGCGCAGCGGCCAGTCGACGCGGTAATAGTCGCGCCGCGTCAGCACCTCGGCGACGTTGGGCGTCTGGTTCGACTGGTACCAGACCGGCAGCCGCTCGCACAGCGCGAGGATGGTGCCGGGCGGCAGATCGGGATGGACCTTGACCGGAATGTCGAAGCCGCCGTCGACGCTGAACGGGTTGTAGTACCAGCGCACCACGCCAGAGGCCGAGACGCCGTAGGGCCCGCCATTGTCGCTGTCGGCCGAGACGTTGTAGCGGATCAGCGGCCCCGAGGCGTTGGTCAGGCACTTGGTCGTGATGTTCTTCTGCTCTTGTGCGTTGACGTAGAGCGCCGTCGGCGACACCCGGTATGCGTTCCACATCTGCACCAGCATATTGTCGATCTCGATCACCGAGCCGCGTCCGGAAGCGGTGAGGAACGAGCCGACTCCCGCCGCGCCGCTCGGCATCGCCTGCACATAGGCCGAGTTGGCGGGCAGGAAACCGATGGTCAGCAGGCCGTTGAAGGCGAGCGTCGCGTTGACCGAATTGTCGCCGGCGATCGCGCCAGCGGCCTGCTGGCCGGCGGCGAGCGGCGCCGAGAAAGCAGCGCTGTTGATCGTGGTGATCGCCTGCAGCGTCTCAGCGCCAGCGGCGCCGACATACCACGCGTAGGCGACGGCGCCGTTGACCATCGGCGCAACGGCGTTGAGCGTCTGGCCGAGCGTGACGGCCTGGGTCGCGTTGGCGCTCTTGTTCGACGAGCCGCCGTTCAACGTGTAGGTATTGCCGTCGTTGCCAGTGATCGTCTTCACCGTCGCGACGCCGCCGGCGAGGCTCGAATTGCGCCAGCCCTCGAAGGTCAGCGCGACGACCGATGACCGAATAGGTCGCCGAGGGCAGGGTCGCGCCGGTCCCCGCAGCGGAGAGCGTCGGCGCGGCGGGCGTGCCGAG